ATATAATACAATATCGTTAGATTTTTATGTTGATAGTGATTATAAGGTTGTAAAATTTTTTGAAGGTTGGATGGAATTTATTGCAAGTGGTTCTTTTAATAATGAAACAGGAGATAATCCAAAAGTAAGTCAAAATAATCAGGGATACTTTGTTAGAATGCAGTATCCAGATAATTATAAAACCAATTCAACAAGAATTATTAAATTTGATAGAGATTATGATCAGCAAATTGAATATAAATTCATTGGGTTATTTCCATCTGATATAAGTCCAATTGCTGTTTCTTATATAAGTTCAGAGATTCTTAAAGTTAATGTAACATTTAAATTTGATCGTTATATTGCTGGTAGATCCAATAGTGTAAATGAATTCAGAGGAGATGATAATAATAATGATCCTTCACAGGTAACACCTCCACCACCAAAACCAGAAAAACCACTTCTTATTCCAAGATCTCCTGGATCACTTCCTTCTGGTGGGGTAGAACTTACTCCATCAAATCAAACTCTCTACGAATACCTCTACGGAAGGAAATAAATACTTTTAACTGAAATTTTTGGGTTATTATGCCTTTACCAACAATCGCTACGCCAACGTATGAGTTGGAAATTCCTTCTATAAAAAAGACAATTAAGTATCGTCCATTTCTTGTTAAGGAAGAAAAGATTCTTGTAATTGCAATGGAGAGTGAGGATCCAAAGCAAATTGCAGAAGCAGTAAAGACGGTCATTTCAAATTGTATTATGACCAAAGGTATCAAGGTAGATCAACTATCTACTTTTGATATTGAGTATCTTTTTCTCAACATTCGTGGTAAGTCTGTTGGAGAAGATGTTGAAGTTCTAATTACCTGCCCCGACGATGGCGTAACTCAGGTTCCTGTAAGTATTAATCTAGACGATATCAAGGTTGTAATTAAAGAAGAACATAGTCGTGATATTAAACTTGATGCAAACTTAACTCTTCGTATGAGATATCCATCAATGCAAGAGTTTATTAAAACTAATTTTGCTCTGGAATCATCTGTAAGCGTTGATGATACATTTGATATGATTTGTTCTTGTGTTGAACAGATTTACAGTGAAGAAGAATCTTGGTCTGCCTCTGACGTAACAAAAAAAGAACTTACTGCATTTATTGAGCAACTAACTTCTGCACAATTTAAAGAGATTGAGAAGTTTTTTGAAACAATGCCTAAACTTTCTCACAAGTTTAAAGTTACGAATCCAAACACTGGCGTTGAAAATGAAGTTGTTCTGGAGGGTTTAACATCTTTTTTCGCCTAGCGATGGCGCACGAAGATCTTGCGTCATACTACAAGACTAACTTTGCTCTCATTCAGCATCATAAATACTCTTTGACGGAACTTGAAAATATGATTCCGTGGGAGAGAGAAGTTTACGTTTCCTTACTACAACAATACATTGAAGAAGAAAATATGAAGCAAAGTACCAATGGATAACTACAATTCACCTTTAATTTCTATTCAAGGTCAAATTGATGGTATTCGTTCGGATATTTTTGGACTGAATGCTGGTTTGACGAATATTGGCACTTTGCTTCAAAATGATAGAATTGCTGAAAGAATTAGATTACAAGAAGAAGAACAGCAAGAAAGGGCATTAGTTCAACAACAAATTAGAGTTGGTCAAGAAACTGAAATTGAAAAAAGAGTTACAAGTGCAATTGCAACTCCAATTAAAAATGTTGAAAATAAAGTATCAAATACTTTTAATGGAATCTCTGCTGCACTTGCAGCATTATTTGGTTCAATTTCATCACTGGGTATTAGAGGTTTGGGTTTTGCCGCCTCTACATTAGGCAAAACAATCAATGGAACTAAAGCTCTTGTTGCCAATTCTCTTCGTTTAATTACCGGAGCAATATCATCTTTTAGTTCTGGATTTGGTTTTGTTTTTAGATCTATCACTGGTCTTACGAAAAAAGTTTCAAATATTATATTTAAACTAGCATCATCACCATTTAAAGCAATTGCAAATGCTTTCAAATCAGTTTTTAGTTTAGGTGGTGTTGGTGGAGCAGCAGGTAAGGGTGCTGGTGCAATTGCAGAAGTTACAGGCGCGTCGCTTTCTATATTTGGAAAACTTTTAAAAAATATTGCTGGACCTGCAGCAGCAGTTGGTATAGATGTTGCGACTGGAGAAAAACCTGAGAGAGCAATTGCTGGCGGCGTTGGTGGTACTGCAACTGGTGCTTTAACTGGTGCAGCTGCTGGTAGTGTTTTTGGACCCGCTGGTTCTCTTTTTGGTGGAATTGGTGGGTATTTTCTTGGATCTTCTCTTGGCAAATCTGCTTTTGATACTGCTAAAAAAAGTGGAATGACTTTGGCAATGCCTAATATTAATTTAGATATAAGTCAAACTTTTGGACAACTATCAAAAGGTTCTCAGAATTTTATTGCTAACGTTGGCAATATCTTATCAGGAACAGCAGAACCTAAAAATGTTGAACCTCCAATGACCAATATTGATAAACCAGAGGTTTCTGCACAACCAAAACCAACCCCACTTCCAGTTCAACCATACAAACCATCTGGACCAGCAAAAGATTTAACATTACCAGAACCAAAACCAGATGTTGTAATGATGTCCACGGTTTCTGATCAACAAGAGCAGCAAGCACCAGTGATGACTGCACCTGAGGACATTCCTTTCATATCTTCTTCAAACCCCAATAATTTTTATGTTTTGTATTCACAACTCAATTATAATGTGGTGATGTAAGATGGCAATAAATCCATTAGTCCCAATTTCAAAAACACTTGGAGTTGTAAAAACTACTGCTGGATTGACGCAAAAAACTCTTCGTGGTATTTCAACAATTTTATCGGAAAAAGACAAAGATAGAAAAATTATATCTTCAAACATCAAAATTTTAAAACAGAGAAGAATACAAGATAATAGAAGAAAAACTATACAAGACGCAATATCAGCACCAACTGTTGTTACTGCATATAAAGGACCAACAATACTTACACAAAAAAGTGGCAACACAAGTTTTACCAGTCGTATTATGGGATTTCTTGGGTTTCTTGCTGCTGGTTGGGCTCTTAGAAATTTGCCAACTTGGATATCAATTGGCGATCAGATTATAAAAAGAATCGGTGAGACTAGAGGAGTTATTACTGAATTTGGCACAAGTATTCAGAATTTTATTTTTGATATTGGTGGTTTGTTCAATGCTGCGTTTCTCAATATTAAACAATTTGATTTTACTGATAGTTCTGGAAGATTAAGATCTTCATTAGATGATCTTTCTGGAACTATTATGACGATGGGTAATCAGTTAGAAGAAGCTCTTTCAATTTTAACTCAACCATTTCTTGATGTTCCACCATTGGGATCTCGTTCAGAAAAACCAAGTGCTTATGATAAAAGACCAGAACCACCTACTCCATCTGGTCCTGGTGGTCCTGTTGGAACTAAAGAGCAAAGAGCAATGTTAGATGCAATTGCATTTGCTGAGGGAACAAGAGATCAACCAAAAAAAGGTTATAATACAATGTTTACATTTAAACAATTTAGTGGATATGAAGATCACCCAAGAAAAATAAATCGTGGTGGTGGATATTCTAGTGATGCTGCAGGTAGATATCAGTTTTTATCTACAACTTGGGATCGCCTTGCTAGAAAACTTGGACTAAAAGATTTTAGTCCAGAAAATCAAGACAAAGCTGCTATAGAATTAGCAAAAGAAAAAGGAATAACGCAAAATATTCTTGAAAAAGAAGGAATGAGCGCAAGAGTTTCTAGGTTGCTTGGAACTCAGTGGGCAGCAATGTCTGGATCTAATCTTGGTCAAGGAACTAAATCATTATCTTCAATACAAAAAGCTTATCAAATATCACTCGGAAACCAGACAACAACATTAAATCCACCAGTAGCAAAACCCCAACCAACAACTCCTGGAAAAATTCCAACGGCAGTAATAGATGAAATTAATGTTGCTGGTCCAAGAGGTGGAACTTCAACAGTTGGTAGAACTGGTGGAAGAGGAGAATATCTTTCAAGGGGCGGCGCACACAAAGGAATTGATATTGGAACTAGCGGTCAAAAAGGTTATTATGTTTCTTTCGCACAATCTGGTAAAGTTACTTATGCTGGTTGGAATGATGGTGGTTATGGTTACTTAGTAATTATTCGTTCTGGTAATCTTGAATTTTTCTTCGCCCATTTAGCAAAAATATTAGTTAAAAATGGTGCTCCATATAATGGAGAAACAATTGGTGAAATAGGCAATACAGGTCGTTCTCGCGGCGAGCACCTTCACTTTGAGGTTAGAATTGATGGTGGTGGGGCAATTGACCCAGAACCTTATTTGAAATTTCTTTCGATTGGAAGACAATTTTCTACAGTTGCAGGCAAACCACCACAACCATTGACTCCTCTTGTAGGATCTGATTCAACAACAGTTAGAGTTGATAATCAAGAACTTCAAATTGATTCTGCATCTATTGCAACTTTTGGCAAACTTCTAGAAAATTTAACAACCGAACAAAGAGGTAGAAAAGTTGTAGTAATTGATGATAGAACAGCAACATCACCACCAATGATATTTTCTGCTGGAGGTGATGATATAATTTCTTCTGGTGTGGATGAATTTACCTTGGTAAATAACTTTATGAAGAATAAACTTCTCTTAGATTTAACTTACCTATAATGTCTATTCAAAGGTCTATATTTGAAGAACTTATTTTACAATCAAACGACGGCAAAAGAACGGTTGATATCAAAACTGGTGCGATTTCTATTGACTATTATGAGGACATTTTCTCACCAACAATCACTGCAAGAATTCAGGTAGTCAATGATGGTAATACAATTCCATCAGCAAAAAATCCAGATGGTGAAAGACAGTCAATTTATAATGGTCTTCCACTTCGCGGTGGTGAAAGAGTATCTCTTAAGATTTCAGGAAATTCTACAACGAATCCTGGTTTAAATTTTTCAGAAAAACCATCTGATTATCTTTATGTTTCAAGTATCACTGATGTAATTTCACAATCACTCAGAGAAACTTTTACTTTACATCTAGTTTCAAGAGAAGCAATTACGAATGAAACATCAAGGGTATCAAAGAAATATCCAACAAGTTTATCTATTGATCAATCTGTAAATAAGATTCTTGCAGATTATCTAAAAGCAAATAAGGTCGGTACATTAGATAAGTCATCAAATAAGTATGGTTTTATTGGTAATATGAGAAAACCATTTACCGTTCTAGTTTGGTTGGCATCAAAAGCAGTTCCAGAATCTTCAGGTGATGCAACTGCTGGTTTTGTGTTCTATCAAACTCGTGATGGTTTTCAATTTAGAGCAATTGATTCGTTATTAGATCCAAAGAAGAATCCTAAGAAAGCGGTTTATACTTACTATCAAACAATGGTATCGTATGATAATGATGGTAAGAAAGTTAATAATGATTTCAAGATTCTCAAATATCTTACAGATAAAAATCAAAATCTAGTAGAGAAATTACGTCTTGGAACATATGCAAGTCATAGAATGTTTTTCAATCCTTATGACTTTAAATTTTCAAAATATGAAGAAGGATTGTTTAAGCAAAGTGATTACGTCAAAAAATCACAAAACCTTGGTGAAGATTTAAAACTACCACCACTTGGTGATGGAACTGATAGAAG